CAGGAAAATCATCGTGATGCAAGGATGGTATGACAAAAACATCCATGACAGACATGTGACATTGTGGGATTTGGGAGAAAACGACGAGAATTTTTCGGACGACGATGCAGAGGGAGTGGCGCTGTCAGTGCAGGTCACTATATTTTCAGAGAATGACGAGGTTGAACTTGCGAGGGAAATCAAGTCACTTATGAAAGAAAATGATTTCTCATTTGACGGCAGGAACGGAGACGATTCAAAGCCGGAGGACGGAATCTATATGAAAGCACAAAGGTTTTCAAAGTTTTATGAAATGGAGGAATAGACATGAGCGAAACAGTAACACAGGTCAGCGACACAGAACAGAAGATTGTGAGGAGTAGAACTTGCGGTTGTAGAGATTTCTACATCGCAAAACTCACACAGAACGATGCGAAAGCATACGTTGCAGAAACTCCGGTCAAACTGGCAAGAGCAATCAAAGCAAAGGTTGACGAAAAGTGGAGTTCTGAAAAGATTTACTCTGACGATGGAACAGAGGAAGTCATCAATTCATATGAGGGAACAGAAATCGAACTTGAGGTCAATGCACTCGCACCACAGGACAGACAGATTCTTTTCGGTCAGTTATACGAGAACGGTTTTCTTGTAAAGACTGCGGATGACAAAGCACCGGAGGTCGCTGCCGGATGGAGAGAAAGAAAACTCAACGGAAAGTATGATTTCAAATGGTTATACGCCGGAAAGTTCGCAGAGGGCATCAGTGAGGAGGCAAGAACAAAAGAGGGCAAATTGTCTCCGACAACAAAGAGCATCAAGGGTTCATTCTATGAGAGAAGTCTTGACAATGCGTATGAGATTTCGGTCGACGAATCAAACCTCGTTTCCGGAGACACAAAGGCAGCAGAGGCAATCAAGGCATGGTTCAGCAAAGTGCAGGAGAAAAACGGCGGTTTAGGCTAATAAGAGGACATATAACAGGAGGATAAATCATGAAAAGAAAAATTATAGTCAATAACAAAGAGTTTACAATGCCGAAAATGTCAATCGACACATACACGGAATATCTCGAACTTGCAGAGGTTATCGACGCAAAACAGAGGTATTCAAAGCAGGACATTGAGGCGATGAGTCTTTTTATCTGCAAAGCATACGGAAACCAGTTCACCGTTGAGGAATTAAAGAATCCGGAGACCGGACTTGATGCAGCAGGATTGATTCTTGAGTTCCAGTTCATTGATATGGGAATCGCCGACGACCTCACCAAACGTATGGAGAAGATAGAGAAAAATTTTCAGAGTGGCAAGTGATACCGGAAATCGAGGTCACTTGCAGAGGTGAGAGACTTTTCATCAACTCCGTAACGGTAGAACAGTATAAAAAATACATCAGTCTCATGGAAAAGAATGACACGGAGAAATTCTCCGGAGTGATGTTTTTCAACAAAAAGATAATGCAGGAGATGTTCGGGAACGAATTGTCGCTTGCAGCAGTTGGGGAGATTGATGCAGTTGAATTTCTGACGGCAATCAAGACGGTTCATTTCATCATGCAGAACATTGTTGCAGAGAAGATGTTGAACATTGTCGAGGTTGAGCAGGTGGAAAAAGAGGCATCCGCATTCGATGACTATGACCGTGAAAATGGATATGAGGACGAGGATGAACAACCGGAGGAAAATCAATGGAAAGTCTGCGGGGAAATTGTTGACCGTGTTGTAAAAATTGCGATTCGGCTATTGAAAAACTCATACAGTCAATGCATGAAAGAGAACATTGTCACGTTGTTGGACTACTTAAAATTTGAATTAGATACAATCAACGAAAATCAGTAAGAGAGGAGGCGACCGAATGGCTTATACAAGCGTCAAAATATCGGCAGATTCGAGCAGTTATCAATCACAAATGAAATCGGCAGCATCGCAGATGAAAGTCTTGTCTGCGGAATATACGACGGCAGCGACGAAAGCAAAGTTGTTCGGGTCAGAAACAGACAGCCTCAAGGCAAAAGCCGAATCGCTCACTCAAAAAATCACGGTGCAAAAGAACATCGTGCAGTTGAACAGTGAGCAGCAGGAGAAGTTGACAAAGAAACTGTCAGACCAAAAGACAAAGCAAGAGGAACTCAAAACAAAGATTGATGCTGCAAAAGAGGCTTATGAGAAATCGACAGAAGAGACCGGAAAGAACTCCGAACAGTCAAAGGCACTCAAAGAGGAACTTGACAAGTTAGAGAAAGAGTTTACCGCAAATGAGACAGCAATCGGAAAGACGGAGACCGCACTTGCGAATCAGACAGTAAAGACGGAAAAGTCAAAAACTGCTCTCATGAACATGGAGGCAGAACTAAAAAATGTTAATGACCAGTTGAAAGATAATAAACTTGAAAAATTTGCGACCGCTTGCGATACGGCAGGAACAAAGATGGAGAGTTTCGGAAAGAAAATGTCGGTTGTCTCTGCCGGAATTGCGGGCATTGGTGCAGCATCAATCAAAGCATTCACGGAACTCGACGAGGGTTATGACACCATAGTAACAAAGACCGGGGCAACCGGAAAGGCACTTGAGGGGTTGACAAAGTCTGCGGATAATGTTTTCGGAACAATGCCGGAGGATATGTCAACGGTAGGCGAGGCAATCGGAGAAGTCAACACAAGATTCCACACAACAGGAACAGAACTTGAAAAGACATCAAAGCAGTTCGTACAGTTTGCATCAATCAACGGAACAAACGTCACACAGTCAGTTGACCAAGTTGACAAAATCATGAAAGCGTGGAACGTGGATGCATCACAGACGGGAAACCTGTTGGGATTGCTCACGGCAAAGGCACAGGAGACCGGAATCTCCGTTGATACGCTTGAATCAAATGTACTTGATAACAACGCAGCATTCAAAGAAATGGGTCTGTCATTGCCTCAAGCAATCAATTTGATGGCTCAATTCGATGCAAACGGTGTTGATTCAACTCAAGCGATGGCGGGTCTTAAAAAAGCATTACAGAACGCCACATCAGAGGGAAAATCAATGGACGAGGCGTTGTCAGAGACAATCGGCAGCATCAAGAACGCAAAGACAGAGACCGAGGCGATGCAGATTGCAACGGAACTGTTCGGGAAGAAAGGTGCAGCAGAAATGACAAAGGCGATTCGTGAGAATCGAATCGACC